CTGATAGATCAGGAATGGTATATCCATATTCTGAAATGGTTAGAGAATGGAATGGGTCTTTAGTTCACACTTCAGAGTTTGAAGCAAAGCAGCCACAGTTAAGTCCTAAACCTGTAGGTTCGGATCCTCAAGCTTTATACAATCCAAGACCACAACCTGCATCAAAAACAAGTCTAATACTTTTGGACAACAATCCATTTACATCTATTATTTCTGGTGGTGTAACTTATGTAAATGTTTTTTCAGAAAATCACCAAAGAGCTGCTGGTTCTATTGTAAGATTTAGAGGACCACCACAAGTAACAAGTTCTGGACCAGGTGGTTCTGATCCAGCTGATTTAAGAAATTTACAATCGTTTGCTAACATTCCAACTTTTGATAATGTTAGTGATTTAAACAATGCAAATGGTTTTACAATTGCATTAGGTCAAATAGATTCTGCCGGTAATGTTACCGGAGCAACAACATCTGATCCTCTGACTAATCCAATAAATTATTTTTATATAACTAGCGCTAGTAATGCAACGTCTGGTAATATAGAAGGTGGAGGAACAAATTGTTCAGCGGGACCAGTAACACTTGAGGTAGTAAACGGATAATGGCATACACTTTAGATAACTTAAGAACTGATATTAAGAATTATACAGAAGTGGATAATGGAGTGACTACTCCAAAGGTATTAACTGATTCTGTATTAAACACAATTATTAAAAATACAGAAAATAAAATTTACAGAGAAATTGATACAGATCAAAACGTATTTTATGCAACTTCTAATGCTATAATAGGAAACAGATATGTAACAATTCCAACTGATTTAAGAGCAATTAGATATGTTCAATTTAAAGATCAAGCAGGCAATCAGTATTATTTAGAACAAAGAGATACTAGTTTTATGGCAGAATATTATTCTACACCTTCTACATCTGCTGTAGATATTCCAAAATACTATGCTAATTGGGATGAAACTTTTTGGGTAGTAGCGCCTACTCCTGATAAAACTTACGAAATTACAATATCATATGATAAAGAACCAGAAACAATTACAGATACTACATCTACACCAGCTCCAGCTACAGCAGGTACTTATTTGTCAAACAAATATCAAGATTTACTTTTGTACGGATGTCTGGTAAATACATATGCATACTTGAAAGGCCCGCAGGATATGTTACAATACTATCAACAGGCTTATAGACAAGCAATCGAATCGTACGCTATCGAGCAAATCGGTATCAGACGCAGAGACGAATATCAAGATGGTGAAGTTCGGGCTCAACTTAATGTTAAACCACCATCAAGTTAATTAAGGAGATAAAAGAATATGGCAAATATAATACCATTTAGTTTTAGAGGTGCACTTTTTTCTGGGCAACATGATTTTGCAAACGGAGGAAACACTTTTAAATTTTCTTTATACACAACTAATCCTTATACAACAGCATCAACAGTTGCTTTATTAGGAACTGGTAACGGCGAAGTAGATTCAACAGGTGGAACTAACTATTCTGTAAAAACTTTAGGGTCACAAGCGGTTGCTTCTGGTACAGCAGTTGCTTCAGTTGATTTTGCTAATGTTACTTACAGTAGTGCAACTTTCACTGCAGCTTTTGCAGCTATCTATAATACAGATACAGTTGATGGTGTGGCAAATAGATTAGTAGTAGTTTTAGATTTTGGTGGAAACAAGACAGCGACTAACGGTACTTTTACAGTTACATTCCCTGATCCGTCTACGCCTGCTAATGCAATTATTAGTATGAGTTAAGGAAAAATTTTATGGCTTTAGTTATAAATGATAGAGTAAAAGAAACTAGTACAACACAAGGCACGGGTGATATTACACTAGCCGGAGCTGTAACTGGTTTTATAACTTTTAATAGTGGTATTGGAACTTCCAATGAAACTTATTATGCTATCTTTGAACAAGGCACAAATAATTTTGAAGTAGGTAGAGGAACTCTTTCAGGTTCTACAACTTTACAAAGAACAGAAGTTTTAAGTAACTCTGCAGGTAATACTTCAAAAATTAATTTTAATTCAGGTGGTACAAGTACATTAAATGTATTCTGTACAATGCCTGCTGAAAAATCGGTTTACCTAGATGGTTCAGGTGATCCCGTAGGAGCAGCGTCAACTGGCTTTGCATTAGCAATGGCGGTTGCATTATAAATAGGAAAAAAATATGGCACAAAATTTTAGAAACAATTTACAAACGGCAGTAGGAACAAGTGAAGTAACACTTATAACTGGATCAGACTTTGATGCAGTTATTGGAATTAGACTATGTAATATTTTAACTTCTACAATTGAAGTTGATGTTTACATTGTTAATAGTGGAAATAAATATCTTGCAAAAGGTGTGGTTATTCCACCAAATTCTGCAATCGAATTAATCCAAGGTGGATCAAAAATTGTTTTAAAAAATGGAGATGTATTAAAAGCGGTATCAAACACAGCTTCGTCTGTTGATATTGTTACTTCATTTATTAACCAAATTAGTTCTTAGGAGGAATTATGACAGCAGTAGTAAACGGAGTCCAATACATTGGAGGTCAAACGGCCCCTAACGAATTTATACCAAACCAAGCGTCCACGATCGACGGTACACAAACAATAGAAAACGCAGTTCTTGCAGGTCCTATTACAATTCCTGCAACTGTAACAGTAACAGGAACATTAGTAATAGTATAATGAGTAAATTAGAAGTTGATCAAATAGACCCGCAATCAGGCACAACGTTAACTCTTGGAACTTCAGGAGACACGGTTGTTGTACCTTCAGGTGTATCACTTGCACCAGGTGGAGGATTAACTCTTACAGGAAACTTTGTCGTTGACGGTGGTACAGTAAAATTAGATGGTAACTATCCAACAGGAACTCAAAACGTTGCTTTAGGTGACACTGCTTTAGATTCAGTTCAAGCTGGTGGAAATAAAAACACAGCTATAGGTCATGCTGCATTAACAGCTGTTACAACAACTGATGATAACACAGGTATTGGTTTTGGTGCATTAGAGCTAAACACAGCTGGATGTAATACAGCTTTAGGTAAAAGTTCTTTACAAGGAAATACATCAGGAGAGTTTAATACAGCTGTTGGTACTTGTGCTTTAAATGCTAATACAATAGGAGAACAAAATACAGCGATGGGTTTTAAAGCTTTACAAAATAATTTAGAAGCAGATAATAACACAGCTTTTGGACTTCAAACTTTAAGAAATAGTACAACAGGTTCTTCTAATACAGCAGTTGGTCATGATGCTTTAAAAGTAAATACAAGTGGTTCAGCTAATGCATCTTTAGGTGCATCAAGTTTAATAGCTAACACAACAGGTGGAAATAATGTTGCTGTTGGTAAGTGTGCTTTATGTTCTAATACAGAAGGTTCTCAAAATATAGCCATAGGTTCAGAAAGTTTATCTAAAGTTACAACTACAGAAAATAATGTAGCAGTAGGACACAGAGCTTTATGTGCTAATACAGGAACAGCTAATCTGGCAATAGGTTATCAAGCTAGCAAAAATACAACTTCAGGTAATTTCAACATTGCAATTGGAAATGATGCAAGAAGAGATGGAACAACAGGATGTTGTAATATAGCAATTGGTTATCAAGCATTAAGAGAATCAGAGACAGCAAATAACAATATAGCTATTGGTTACGAAGCTTTACAACAAAACACCTCAGGAGCAAATAATGTTGCCATCGGATGTGGTTCCTTAGACGCAAACACAGACGCTAGTGATAATGTTGCGGTAGGACATTTATCATTAAGTGCTAATACTTCTGGAACAAGAAATATTGCGATTGGACGAGCTGCGATGCAAGGCGGTTCAGCAAATGATAATACTGTAGTTGGTGACCAATCTATGGGAAATAATGTTTCTGGTGCTTGTAATGTAGCTATTGGTAGACGAGCCTTAATAGGTAGTTCTATGAGTGGAAATTGTAATGTTGCAGTAGGTGCATGTTCTATGGATTCTAACTCATCAGGTTCAGGTAATGTTGCTGCAGGTTTTTGTGCTATGAAAGCTAACACTACAGGTGGAAGTACTGTAGCAATTGGAAATTGTGCTTTAAGATCCCAAACAACAGGAGATTCAAATATAGGAGTAGGTGAAAGAGCTGGTTGTGGTTTAACTACAGGTAATGGAAATACTTTAATTGGTCAAGGTATTGGTCAAGCAACAATAACAGGACATTGTAATGTTGGAGTTGCTTATCAAGGTTTTGTTAATTTACAAGGTGGTAGTTGTAATGTAGCAATGGGTTACAGACCTTTGTATACAAATACAACAGGAAATCACAATGTAGCTATAGGTTATAATAGTATGTGTTTAAACACTACAGCTTCATGTAACGTAGCAATTGGTTCAGATTCTTTAGATAGTAATACTACAGGAAGTGGAAACGTAGCTGTAGGTGCAGATGCTTTACAAGGAAATACTGAAGGTTTTTCAAATGTTTCTATAGGAGAAGATTCTATGAAAACTAATAGCACAGGAGCTTGTAATGTAGCTATTGGTGCGTCAGCATTATGTTCTCAAACTACAGGAACATTAAATACAGCAATTGGTTTCAATGCTATGAAATCAAATCTAACATCAAGCAGTGCTACAGCAGTTGGTAAAGATGCATTATGTTTAAATGAATCGGGAACTTTTTTAGTTGCAGTAGGTCAATCAGCATTAAGATTTAGCACAGGAAGTTGTAATGCAGCAGTTGGT